TAATTGCAACGTCATCTTTTACAATCCATTCGTTTACTATATGGACATTTGGAATATTTCTAATATATTCTACAGAATTAATTTCTCGTTTCTCTCTGTAAAATAAATCATGATTACCATTTATAAAATAAAAGTTTTTAAATGCTTTTGCTAATCTTTCAACATTAGATACTGTGTAATTCATTGTTGAAACGTTGGTTGCAGATCTATGATGATGCCAGTCACCGAGAAATATACACGTTTCACAATTGTGTGCTTTGGCTTGTCCAATAAACCATTTTATAAATGCTTCACAATCATCATTGTGTACACGTGAATTACCTTTTAAGCCAAAGTGTATATCTGTAAAACAAGCTACTTTATTAAAAAACATATGTTACCATTTCTTTTTTACTGGTGGTTTGTGATTTGTCATATCTACTTTTTTATATCCAACATCATCAAAATCTTTTTTAGATAGAAATCCAGTTTTTTTAAATTTTCTGTTTAATTTTGCAAGACTAGTCTTGTTGACAATTTTTACATCACCATGTACGTTTGCCATTCTTTTTTTGTATGCTTCAGTACTAGTTGTGTTTAAGAGTTGTCTAGTAATTGATGGCATCATATGATGTTGTTCTAATAAATCATCTCTAATGGCTTGATTTTTCTTTTCAATGTTAAGAATTCTTGTAAATGAATTTGTTATTGCCGCAGTATAATATGCAAATGGATTTTCTGATTGGCTTTCATCAAACTGTAAACCAATTTGTGATAGTTGCATTAATGCTTGTGATTGCATTTCATCATTATAAGTATAACCTCTCCAGTTTGCTCTTGTACCATATCTTTCACATAATTTCATAAACATTAATGCAAGTGAATTTGTAATTTTACCATGGTTACACGAAAAATATCCATTGGACATTCCACCAATCCAGTGAGATTTTCCTACACATAATGGTTTGCCTTTCTTATTAATTTTGTAATGTTGGAAAGGTGGAAAGTTTACTTTAGTATGATAGTCTGATACTTGTTTAGGATTTTTCTTTCTAGTAGAATCAGTAGGAATATGATTATATGTCTTTACTCTAAATACTAATTCAGTTTTGTCAATTTTTCTTGTTGATACAGTATAGTCGCTTAATTTTATTTTTTTTAATCCAGTTTTTTTAGCTTGTTCCCATGCTTCTTGTGTAAGTCTTTTAGAACGAGCTTTTCTTGCTAAGGCAATAGTCCTGGCATTTATTTTTTTAACGTCAAATATAATTAGATCATACCTTCCGTCTTCTGGAGTTATGTATGAACAAAATGTATTTTTACTGGCATATATTTGTGCCAATAGATCACGGTTGTTTAAATACTTCACTCGTTTCATAATTATCTTTTATTTTAATGTAAATTTAATGTAAATGACCACAAACAGGTCTGTTGAATCGTGCCGTAGAGGGAGTTAAATGCGCCTATAATTATGCCTATAAATATGTTTAAAGTATACGAAATTTAAGGTGTAAATGCAAGTAGAAAATGGCAAATAAAGTAGGACTAGGAACAATTATTAAAAACATAGGCGGCAGTGCTATTAATAGAACCTTGTCAAGATTAACAGGAGCTGGATTAAGAGGCGGAGCATCAGATTCTCGACTCACTCATGCAACAGCTAAATGGTCAGGACGTAGTGATAAAACAGACTGGCGTGTGAGACTACAAGTACCATACAATTCTCCTTTACAGTCTTTTTTCTTTGATAACAACAAACTATTAGCACCATTATATAGTAGCAGAGGATTCTTTTGGCCATTGACACCATCAATGATAATACAGCATACAGCAAATTACAATGCAATGGAACAAATACACAGTAACTATCCTCACTTTGCATATCAAAATTCGCAGGTAGATCAGATGAATGTCATTGGTGAGTTTCCAGTGCAAAATCATGATGATGCCAAATATTGGGTGGCAGTGATTGCTTTTTTAAGAACAGCAACCAAAATGTTTTTTGGAAGTGATGAAGAACAAAAAGGAAGCCCACCACCAATCTTACACTTGTCAGGATATGGAGAGCATATGTTTAATAAAGTGCCTGTGGTTATTAACACTTTTAACGTTGAACTTAGAGCAGGAATAGATTATATATCAACTAAACAAAACAGTACGCCATATAAAAGACTTACAGATACTCATGATTTTGATATTGCTGACATTGAGAATATGGATCAAACTTGGGCGCCAACGTTATCAAATATTTCAGTTCTTATAACACCAATTTATTCAAGAGATAGTGTTAAGACGTTCTCAATGAAAAAGTTTGTGCGTGGTGAATTGTCTGGTAAGGGTGCAAACGAGGTAGGATTCATTTAATGGCTAGATACTCAAATACATCACCATATTTTGAAACTGAAGAATTGTCAGATTATTTAGATGTGCTAAACCCAAGAACAATTACAGCAGAATTAGATGATCAAAGTTATATAATAGAAAGAACTTATGCTTACAGACCTGATCTTTTAAGTTATGACATTTATGGCACACCAAGACTTTGGTGGGTATTTGCACAACGAAATCCAGACAAAATTGAAGACCCAATTTACGATTTCAAGATGGGTGTAACTATTCAGTTGCCAAAAAAAGAGAATGTGCTTAAAGATTTAGGAGTTTAAATATGGCAATACCTGGTAATGTTGGAACACTAAACAAAGGTAAAGCTACCTATATCACTGATGTTTCTGATCCAAATCAATTATTTAAATATGCGTCTTATAATGTATTATTCACACTATCAGCGTTAAGTCAAAGTGATTTAGAGAACTTAAAAACATTATTAACTGCCAAACCACACGACATAATAATAAGAAGTGCAGGTATTGGACCAAATGCTAATCGTAAAGGAGGCTCACCAGGACAAGATACTCTTACACCTGAAAATCGAAAAATAGTAGATAGCAATGAAGAAATGAAAAAAGCACTTGATAAAAGTCAACTTGAGTTTCAAAAAAATAATGATATGTATTTTAGAAATGTCATGGTGAATTCTCTTCCGGGTTTAAATGAAAAAAGAAGATTAACATCTGTTACACACATTGAAATGGAAATTATTGAACCATGGGGTATTACTTTATTAGAGAGAGTGAGAGCCGCGGCCGCAAATAACAACTACCTAGACCATTTAGATGCACCATATTTGTTGACAATAGATTTTGCAGGGGTTGATGAATTTAATAATGCAATGCCAAATGACGTTAAGAACAGTTTAAAACGTGTGATCCCAATCAAGTTAGTAAATATGGAACTTGAAGTTAATCAAGCAGGAACAACATATACAGTGACCGCTATTCCATATAATGAATTTCCTTATGTGGATAGATACAATTATGTACGAACAACAGGATCAATTGTTCCAACAAATAAAACGCTAGGTGCAGTAGTTGATGAATTAGAGAAAATTTTAAACAAACAAACCGAAGACGAAAAAGGAATAAACGAATATCCAGACACATATGAAATTAGTATTGATCAATTTTTTAAGCCAGATACAACCAGACTTAATATAGAAAGTTTACAACAATTGGCAATGTATTCACAAAGTTATGATGCAGGTGTTGGAGATGAAGTTCCTGAATTCATGAAAATAGTTGCAGGTAACAGTATTATAAAGATTTTGGAAGAAATAATGAAGACACATCCAATGGTATCTGATGACAAATATAAAGATTGGGTTAGTATTGTTGAAAGAAAGTTCGGAGCGGCCGAATCTAAAGGTGGTGCATCAGAGGTATTTAAAATGTACATGCAAAAGGGCAACGATGCAGATATGCATTATGATTATTATAGAATTAGAGCATCAATAATCCCAATTCAACAATATGATCATAAAAGAAAAACAAATGTCAAGCATATAAAATATGTAATTGAACCATACAAAATTCATGCTTATAGTCTTGCAATACCTGGGGTTAGTACAGGACAAAATTTTAAAAATTTTGTACACAAAACTTACAATTATATTTTTACTGGTGAAAACGTTGATATTTTAGATTTCAATATTCAATATAAAGTTGCATACTTTACTGCACAATTAAAAAATGTTGATAGTAGTAAAAAAAATAAAGCAGACCCACTTCACGTTGAAAAAACAGCAAGTATAGAGCCAATAGAAGAACCTGTCGAAGATCAAACGTTTATTTTAAAATCAGAAGCAGGGATGGCTCAGAGCGGAGGCACCGGCAGAACAATTGGCGGCACTACGGCATTTGATCAATTTTTAGATTACTTAACTCATCCACAAGCAGATATGATAGTTTTAAGATTAGAAATATTAGGAGATCCTGCATGGATTTCACAATCACAATTTATTCCTGCAAACCCATTTAAAATTGCTACTGGAACAAGTGAGGACAAAGATATTGGTGTATTTAGAGGAGATAAAAATCACATTTGGAATGACAAACTTCGGTGTTATAATACGGAATTTGCAGAACCAATTGTATTATTAAATTATAGAATGCCTACAGATATAAATGATAAAAGAGGTACATATGAATTACAAAATACGCAATCTGCAACTTTTTCTGGACTTTATCGAGTATACCAGGTAGAACACAATTTTAACGAAGGAAAATACACTAATGTCTTGCATATGGTAAGGTTTAATAACCAAGGTATATCTATATCGAAACCATATACTGAATATAAAGTTTATCGGAACAACGGAGAAACATATATTGGAACTCAAAAAGAAATTACAACTCTAAAATTAAAAGGTTTAACAATTGATAATATAATTGATATCGGTCGAACAAAAATAAATGCAAAAATAAATGAGTTTGGAAAAAGTATTAAAAAAACCTTGAGCAAAATAACCAAAGGATTTATTTAAATGAGCCATTTACGTAATTATTTAAAAGGTGATGCGGCAAATCGAACGGCACCAGGCGTAGATAAAAGTTGGTCAGTAAAAGATCCCGGTCCATATATAGGTATTGTTAAAGGAAATAAAGACCCTGCTAGAATGGGTAGATTGAGTGTTTTAATTCCTTCACTTGCAAAAACAATGAACCCAGACGAAAAGCAGTTAATAACTTGTGAGTATCTATCTCCTTTTTATGGTGCAAAACCAGAAAGATATAATATTCCTCACTCAAGAGATTATGCAGGTAGTCAACACAGTTATGGTTTTTGGGGTGTCGCACCAGATTTAGAAACAAGAGTTTTAGTAATATTTGTTCAAGGTGAAGCAAATCTAGCATATTGGATTGGTTGTATACAAGATCCTTATACAAATCACATGATACCAGGTATTGCATCAAGTAACAATACTTTTGATAAAACAAGTGGATTGGATACTAGCAATCCAAATGAAATGAAAAATGCAAGTGTTGATAAAAAATCAACGTATGGTTCAACTAATGTACCAGCAGGAGAATTGAACAGAAGTGCGGCCGGTGCCTTAATAAACAATAATTATAATTCAAACCCAAAACCTATTCATCCGTTTGCAGATGTATTAGTCAAACAAGGATTAAGTGCAGATGATATTAGAGGTAATACAACTTCTTCTGCAAGACGTGAATCCCCAAGTCAAGTGTTTGGAATAAGCACCCCAGGAAGAAAAGACACATCAGTCTCAAAAGTTCCGGTAGGTACAAAAGATTCAAAAGCAACAGATTTTGTTACAAGAGGAACAGGCCACACGCTTGTGATGGATGATGGAGCCGAAGATGGATCAAATCAATTAATAAGATTGAGAACAGCATCAGGGCATCAACTTTTAATGCATGATACAGAAGGTGTTGTATATATTGCCAACGGTTCAGGTAATGCTTATATTGAAATGACCAAAGATGGAAGAATTGATGTGTATTCTGGAGTGGGTGGAATCAATTTAAGAACAGAAGGAGATTTTAACGTACACTCAGATTCCAACATTAACTTCCATGCTGGTGGAAACATTAGAATGAATAGTGAAAGAGAAACACTAATGTCAAGTAAAATGCTTTTGACAATGGGGGTTGAGGGTGTGTTTACTTCATCTCAAGATGGTCCTGTTATGACATATGGTGCCAAAGGAATTACATCATATACACCTGCACAGCAATTACATGGAGCAGGAGGCCAGATTCATTTAGCAGGAGAACAAGTTCATATGAATTCAGTAGGTGCTAGTGGTAGTTGGGGTCCTGGCTGGCTCACAAAAGAGTATGTAGGTATGGAAGCAAGAGACGAAGGCGATGTTGAACTAGCACAAAAAGGAATAAGACCCTTACAATCTTTTACAAGAGAAACAAAAACCACAGTGCATAGACTGGTTACACATGAACCAATGTTTAGAGCAAGTGTTATTTTAGGTGATGGCGTAATTCCTATAGATCATGATGACAAAAGACAATGGAGTAGGTTAGCAAATACTCCAGGTACAGCGGAGTATATAAACAATCAAAATAGATTCAGCACCAATTCTTCTATTCGTGATGCACAATATCAAGCAGATGCTTTGGTATGGATTCAAAGTAAAATGGGTGCAAGTACTAATGTACAAAAAGCCAAAAACTTATTAACTGATTTTGGTACAAAATATAATGAAATTTATGGTATCACTAACAAAATAAAACTTCCGTTTAATATCAAAGACAGTATATCAGAAAAATTAAAACTTGGAAGTATTTCTACAATGCCTGATAATTTAACTAAAACATTATCATCACAAGTGATTCAAAGTTTATCTAATGACAATATAAAACTTTTTAAAGATCATGTTTTTGTAAACAGCACAGGCCAACTTTTTAGTTTAGACACAGTGTCAGGAATTACAGGTAACGTTTCTGTAGCAAATATTACGTCTACAATTAGCAGTTTGTCAAATATTCAGTCTACAATTGGCAATTTGACAAATATTAAGTCTACAATTGGCAATTTGAATAGTATAACACAAACATTTTCTAATGTAATAGGTGGAAAAATTGTAGGAATCAATCAAGTAAAAAGTTTAGCACGTAAAGTAGGACTTTTTGATGCAAGAGAGGCCTATATAGGAGGGCAAACTTTTTTACAAAATGTAACAGCAAATTTAGGATTTAAAATCGGAAAAATCGGTAGTGTAGTAGGATCATTTTTTAGTAAGTGGAGTGATATACGTTTAAAAGAAGATATACAATTAATTGGCAAGGCACAATCTGGTATTAACATTTACAGGTTTAAATACAAACATACTAATGGAATTTATGAAGGTGTTATGGCACAAGAAGTTCCATGGGCAAGAAAAATGACAGATACAGGTTTTTATATGGTAGATTATAATAAAGTAGACGTAGACTTTAGGAGAGTAAATTAATGGCAAACGAGTCAGACACACAGAATTTAAGTAACACTTCAGTTACATTTAAAGGATTTTCATCAAGAGTCGAAAGGCAGAATTTTAAGGTTTATGATTTTGAGTGTGTTAAACAAGATCTCATAAATCGTTTGTCGGTACGAAAGGGTGAAAGGGTGGAGAATCCTGAATTTGGTACAATAATATATGATTGTTTATTTGAACCATTTACAGAGGATTTAAAAGATGCTATTACAGAAGACATTACTGACAACTTGAATGCAGATCCTCGTATTGCTACTGAAGAAATATTAGTACAGCAACAAGATCATGGTATATCAATACAAGCTACAATAAAGTATATTCCTTTAGACATCACTGAAAAATTGCAGTTTAAATTTGACGAAAATTCCCTGTTACGTCTATCTTAATATACGCATATAATTTAATATATAAATATCCATATAAACAGTATGGCCACAACAGATAGACAAAACAGATTATTAGTTGCTGAAGATTGGCGTAAGATTTACCAAGCATTTCAGCAGGCAGATTTCAAAAGTTATGATTTTGAAACATTACGTAGAACTATGGTGGCCTATCTACGTGAAAATTACCCTGATGACTTTAATGACTTTGTAGAAAGTTCAGAATATGTAGCACTTTTAGATTTAATTGCCTATATAGGACAGGCACTTTCTTTCAGAATAGATTTAAACGCAAGAGAAAATTTTTTAGAAACAGCAGAGAGAAGAAATTCGGTTTTAAGATTAGCAAGACTTATTAATTATAATGCTAAAAGAAATCAACCTGCAACGGGTTTATTAAAAATAGATGCTATATCTACAACACAAGATGTAAATGATTCTTCAGGAACTAATCTTGTAAATCAAAACGTAATTTGGAATGATTCAGCAAATTCAAATTACAGAGAACAATTCATTGCAATTTTAAATGTAGCAAATCAAACTGGACAACTTTTTGGTTCACCTAGAGAGGCAGGAACAATTGGCGGAATAACAACTGAAACTTATACTTTAAGTTCTAGTCAAGTTGATTTACCAATTTTTCGTTTTGGAAAAAATATAGGTGGTACAACAAGACAATTTGAAATAATTCCAAGTAGCATTACAGACAGTGAATCAATTTATGAAGCATCTCCAGTACCAGGTACAGGTTTAACATATACTTACAGAACGGATGGTTCAGGTGATAGTTCTAACAATACAGGTTTTTTCTTTTTGTTTAAACAAGGTATAAGTGGAAATTTAGAATTTACAGTTGATACAGCAATTACAAATTATGTTAAATCAATTCCTGCAAATAATATTAATAACAATGATGTTTGGCTGTATAAATTAGACCAATTTGGACAACTTTTCGAACAATGGAAACAAATTCCAGCGTTATCGGGCAATAATGCAATTTATAATTCTTTAGCAAAAACAGAAAGAAACATTTATAATGTTGTGACAAAAGCAGATGATGCAATTGATTTAGTATTTGGTGATGGAAATTTTAGTAATCTACCTTTAGGAACATTTAGACTATATTATAGAAAAAGTGACAATGCCAAATATGCAATTCAACCTGCTGATATGCAAGGTATACAATTAACGGTTCCATATACAGATGCCCATGGTGCAAGTCAGTCAGTAAGTTTAACTTTAAGTCTTAAGGCCTCGGTGTATAATTCTGTCGCGACAGAAACAAACGACTCAATTAAAGAAAAAGCGCCACAAGTTTATTATTCACAAAATAGAATGATAACAGCAGAAGATTATCAAGTTGTACCGTTATCAGCATCACAAGAAATTATTAAAGTAAGATCAGTAAACAGATCAGCATCAGGAATATCAAGAGCAAAAGAAATTTTAGATCCAACAGGTGCATATTCAAATGTAAGTGTTTTTGCAGAAGACGGAATACTTTACAGAGAAGAAAGTACAAATACATTTACATTTACTTTTAATAATAGAAACAATATTAAATCAACAATTGATAATTCTGTAGAAAAAAAACTTAAAGAAGCATATTCAAGACAATTTTATTATTTAAAATATAGTACAAAAGATTTAAGTTCTTTAAGTGCTACATGGAATTCAACAACAACAAGTACAAATACTAATACAGGGTATTTTACTACTGGAACTGGTGCTCTTGTAATAGGTGATTTTGCAACATCTAATATGAAATATATAAAAGTAGGTGCACTTGTTAAATTTACATCACCAGATACAAGAGAATTTTTAAACGATTCTTTAGTTACTGCCGGAACCGATAATGCAGAAGATAGAGTATGGATAAAAATTGGTGCAGTAGAAGGTGATGGTGCTAATTCAGGTGTAGGAAATCTTGAATCAGGTCTTGGTCCAGTTACATTTAATAATATAGTACCAGACGGTTCTGTTGTATCAGTGGTCATACCAAATTTAACTACAACATTTGCAGATGATTTAAAAACAGACATTATTGATCGGGTTGAAGCATATGAAGATTTTGGTTTAAGATATGATATAGATACAGAAACTTGGAAAGTAATAACATCAACAAATTTAAGTTCTAGTTCAGTATTCAGTTTGAGTAATACAGGATCAACAGCAAGTACAAACTTAGATGCTANTTGGTGGTTTAAATTTACAAATGATGGTAATACTTATACAGTGACTTATAGATCATTAGATTATCTTTTTGAATCAGAAGCACAAAATAAATTTCATTATGATATACAAGAAAAAAGTTATGATTATGAAACAGGTAAAAGTGTTAAAGATACTGTAAAAATATTAAAAACAAATTCAATTGTTTCTACAGGAAATTCAATTGGTTATCCAATTAATTGGCAAGTTGTAGATACAGTTACAGAAGCAGATGGGTATCAAGATAATAGAAAAGTAAAAGTTGGGTTTTATGATGATGACGATGATGGGGTTGTTGATAATCCAGATATTTTTGATATTATAGTAGAACCAGACACGTCGCCAACAATTAAATTTGTATTTTTTCAAAAATATATCTCATACAATAACATAGAAAGATATAAACTATATGCGGCAACAAATTTTGTTGTAACACAAAACGAAACAGATATAAATTTAAACACAACAACGTATACAGATGAACAATTATTTTATTTCTATGATGAAGCAGAAAATGTTATTAAAAAATATAGTTTAACAACCAACACATTAACAACCACAACAGATTATATTGTAAGACGTGGAAGAAGTTCTATTAGTTTTCAATATAAACACAATGCAGGACAAGAAACTAGAATAGATCCTAGCGTATCGAATATTGTTGATGTTTATATGTTAGAAAGAACATATGACAACTTATATAGGATATGGTTGCAAGATGGAGGTACTGAACCAATAACATCAACAAGTGACCAATTGAGAATAAGTTATTCAGGTACACTTAACCCTTTGAAATCATTAAGTGATCAAATCATTTACCATCCAGTAAAATATAAAATTTTATTTGGAACAAGTGCTGATGAAGAATTACAAGCAACATTTAAAGTTGTAAAAAATCTTAAAACTAATGTTACAGATGCAGTTGTTAAAACAAGAGTAATTGCGGCAATAAATGAATTTTTTGCATTAGATAATTGGGATTTTGGAGATAGTTTTTATTTTACAGAATTAGCCGCTTACGTTCACAATCAACTGGCACCACATTTATTGACAGTTGTGATTGTGCCAAATCAATCGGGACAGGCCTTTGGGTCTCTGTTTCAAATTAATTCAGCGGCAGATGAAATATTCATTAGTGGGGCCACCGTTAGTGATGTATCGATTATAACTGCATTAGGTGCTAATCAATTAGAAGCATCAGGAACAGTTGTAACTTCAACATCAACTACTACAACAAACACTACAACAGGTTCAGCAGTGTCAGGTTCTACTACATCAGGTTCCGGTTCAAGTACCGGCAGTAGTGGGGCAGGATACTAATGGCAGATAATCCAACATCACCTTTAACAAATCAAGAAGTCGTAAAACAAGGTAATAACGAATATCGTAGAACTATACAACATTTACCGGCCTATTATAGAACAGATGCAAACAGTAGATTTTTATCAAGTACATTAGATCCTTTAATTCAAAAAGGTGCATTAGAAAGATTAGACGGATTTATTGGTAGACAAGATGCTTACACAAGAAAAATTACTGACAGATATATTGGTGCAACAAACAGAGATAGATTTGCTTATCAATTAGAACCTGCGGTAACTTATACAGACAAAGATACAACGTCAATCAATCCTGAAGATCAAGTTAAGTTTACAGGAACATATGATGACTATATTAATCAAATTAAATATTTTGGTGGGAAAATTGATAATCATGATAGACTAAACAAAGAAAAAGTTTATAGTTGGAATCCAGCAATTGATTATGATAAACTTGTTAATTACAGAGAATATTACTGGCTACCAGAAGGTCCTAATGCAATTGAAATAGATTCAGTTGGACCGTCAGCAGTAGCAGAATATAAAGTTGAAGCATGGCCAGATGATGGTAGTTCAACACGTGCCTGGAATTTACCGCATAGAGAAAATGAAAGAAATCCAATTTTAACTTTATATAGAGGTAATACATACAAATTTAATGTAAATGCAAAAGGTCATCCATTGTGGATTATGACAGAACCTTATAAGGATAAGCTGTCTGCAGATGGTTCAACATCAACAATATATTCCACCGGTGTTACAAATAATGGTGCTAACGAAAGTACAGTTACATTTACAGTACCAACCGGTGCACCTGACACTTTATATTATCAGTGTGGTGCCCATGATGACATGTATGGTATATTACAAATTAATACAATAGACTCAACAAAAAACATTAATCCTGCTAATGATATAATTGGAGTTAAGAATTATTCTTTAAGAACATTAGATTTATCTAATGGAATAAAAATTAAATTTAAAACGTCATTAGTAGATACAACGTATCAAGATAAAGAATATTATGTTGAAGGGGTAGGTGATTCGATAACATTAACAAATGTTGAAGATTTAATTACGCCAGCTTCGTATGCAACTGAAACAACTATTTTATATGACAACGTACCTTATGATTCACGACCATATGCAAAAGCATTTTATAGACCAGATAAAAAAGATTACATAACAATTAAAAGAGATTCATTAGATCAAAATGCTTGGACAAGATATAATAGATGGTTTCATAGATCTGTTATAGACAGAACAGCGGAAATTAATGATTTTACACCAACGTTGAATGAAACCGATAGAGCAAAAAGACCAATTATAGAATTTGATTCAGGACTGGCATTATATAATCACGGTACTGTGGCAAAAACATCTGTAACGTTATTTGATACCATTACTACAGATGCCTTTTCCGATGTAGTTAATCAAACAGGTTATATTATAGATGGTTTACCTTTAGACGAAGGAATGCGTGTCGTTTTTTCAGCTGATACAGACCCTATTGTAAAAAATAAAATTTATACAGTAAATTTTGTTCTTGGTGGAGACTCAACAGCGGTAATTGCCTTAACAGAGGCTTCTGATGCCACGCCATTAGATAAAGAATCAATATTTGTTGAATTTGGAACTAATAATCAAGGCAACACATATTATTATAATTCATCAACAAAAACTTGGGTAACTGCACAAGTAAAAACAAAATTAAATCAACAACCATTGTTTAGTATGTACGATAACAATGAGATTTCTTTTGATGACGAAACAACATATCCAACTTCAAGTTTTATAGGCGCAAAAGTTTTTGCATTTTCAGTTTCAGATACAGCAACTATAGATACAGTATTAGGTATAAAAGTAAAATATAATACAATTAATAATGTAGGTGATATTGTATTTGAATCAGATCATACGTCTGGAACTTTTACTTACAAGGCAGATAAAATAACTGTAACAAAAAATTTAGCAGAAGGACATTTACATTATACAACAAGTAGAGTGACACATAATACACGAGGTGCTTGGATTGAAAGAACTAATGAAAGTAAGCAAAGAGTAATTAGAACCTTTATAGTTGATGATACAGAAAAACAATTATTTCCAATTGATTTTTATAAAGATTCTGAATCATTGACAGATTTAGAAGTTTCAGTTTCAGTAAATGGTACAAGAAAAAACTTAACAACCGATTATACTCTTGTAGATGGCACAGTTAACAAATATGTAAAATTTGTAAAAGAATTAAAAGCAGATGACCAAATAAAAATTTCTGCGTATAGTTCTACTGACAAAGTAGCAAACAAAGGAATTTATGAAGTACCTGAAAATTTATCAATAAACAGTCTAAATGCAAAATTAGGCACATTTACTTTTGGACAAATTTTAAATCATGTTAGAGATATATTTGATAAAAATCAAGATATTACAGGTGCAATTCCGGGAGTTTGTAATTTAAGAGATATTCCAGATGCCAGATTAAAAGGTGGAACAATACAACAACATCAAGGACCATTACTTCCAGCGGTATTTGGATTAATTGATCAAGAAACAAATGTTTTATCAGCAATTGATTATTGTAATTTAGAATATGAAAAATGGTATAATTCATTTTTAACTAAAGCAGTTGGCACAGTATATGAAGGTGTTGTCGCAGATAGAGTTGATGAAATTATTGAAGCAATTAGTCAAGAAAAAAATAAAGATTTTCCATTCTATTATGACGATATGATTGGATATGGTGAAAATGTTTCAGTAAGATCTTACACGGTACCAGATACTTCACAAACAGAATATGCAATTGATTCACAATTTGATATTACTACACCAAGTAATAGAGCCGTATATGTGTATCTAAATGATGTTCAATTATTACTTGGTACAGATTATACATTTAGTACAATTGATGATAGTGTTAATATTACAGCTACACTTG